GATTTACACCCTCCGTAAACGCGGAAAAAATTGCAAGAGATTTCGCTCTTTCATGCCAATTCGGTGTTCCATCATGGTTATCTCTAACATTCATAAGAGATTCTATCTTTGCCATAGTAGCTTCATCTTCCATAAATTCAGCAAAGTTATCTAATCCTAATTGCTCGTTTAATAATGAGTATGCTTCTGCATGTATTGTCTCTGAAGAACCTAAAGTAGTACCCATCATTATTACTTCTGGTTTTCTAAACCATTTTGTTACTAGAGTTGACCAGTAATCATTTACTACTGTTTCAGTTTGTGCAAATCCTTTAAGAATCTGTCCTACTACGTTTTTTTCATGGGGCTTCATATTAGATTTCCAATCAGTTACATCTTGTGCCATTGGAACTTCAGTATGTAGCCAGTGTGCTTGTTGTTGCTTTAACCAGTAATCGTATGCCTTGGGATATTCGAACGGCTTATACACAACTCTTTCTTTTAATAAACTCATATATCTTTATATATTCTTAAGGGTTATAGACTAAGAAGTCCCGAAAAGTATTCCAGGACGCTTTTATAAATATAATATATATTTGTGTTTCAAGCAACATATATATTAGATTTTTTCAAATATTTTATTAACGGTGGCTCTATCTACTCCGCCAGTGACAGAGTTATCATCATCCAGTAGATCTGCAGCACTAGTTTCCTCTAAAAATTCGATTTGACCATTGTTAGTATTCATCTTTACATTATATGTCATACCGTCTTGACCGTACCTATTTTTCATAACATGAATTCTACCAGTTCCAAGTACTTTATCTTCTTTCTGTCTGGATAAAGAAAGACAAATATCAGCAACCATCATTTTATCGTAACTACCAGCTGCTTTATCTCCTTCAATAATAGAATCTCTAGCACCCATTCTATTTACCTGAGATGGTGTTAATATAGGTACTTTAAGATCTTTAGCTAAACCTTTAGTTGCAATAAATACATCATCTATCTCGTGTTTTCTTTCGGTATTTCTTCCTCTAGATGGAGCTTTTAAATAATCTACATAATCTATAATAATAAGATCTGGTTTGTGATCTATATCCATACATTTCTGTACGTGAGCTTTGATAGTATTAACAGATGCTCCTTTTGGTGGGTATTCTTTAACTATAAGTTTACCTTTAAGGTTATTAACGTACTTCTCTACATCTTTACGATGTTTATTTACTTCATCTATACTATAACCTGTAAAGTAACAGTCAAATCTTTTACCTACGTAGTCTTCTCCTAATTCTAAAGTATAAAAGTTTACTTTATACCCCATTTGAACCGCATGCGCAGCAAAGGCAACCATAGACCAAGATTTACCACCACCAGGAGAACCAAACACAATTCCAAGATCACCGGGACCGAATCCGCCTTGTATACCATTATTGAGAATAGGCCAAGGACTAGGAATAGTAGGACGGTAATCAACCCTATACCTCGTTTCAATATCTTTGTTGTATTCATGACCAATATTTTTATCCATTCCAGCTTTTATAGCTTTTTCTACTAAGTTTCTAATGCCATCGAAATCTCCCTCTTTAAGTAGATCAGCAGAATCTAATATAGCTGCTTTCATTTCTTGGTTTTTACAAAATTTAGTAAACTCTTCTTGAACGTATTCTAAATCGTCTTGTGAAGCTTGATAAGAGTTCCTTAGTTCTTCTTTAAGCGCTACTTGAAGCACTTCATTCTCTAACTTCTGTAGTTCTATCTTAAGAACATCCATAGTAACTGTAGTATGATACTTATCGTAATAGTCACATATCTGATTAATAATCCATTTATGTGAATCAGCATCGAAATAACTATCTGATAATACGTCTCTTACATTAAGTAAGAAACCTTTATCGGTAAGTAACGAACCCAGTACTTTTAATTGGAAACCTTTTCCAAATTGATGTAAACTCTTTAATGTCATTTATAACCTATTTTTTAAAAACCGTTAAACCCCTAAAATTTTCTAACCACCCTTCTGTATTTTTAGTAATTCCTTCTATCTTATCGTGTTCTAATAAGTGTAAGAAAGCACCGCCTTGTAAGTCAGGTATATCTTCTTTTACTATATCCAATATAGTACTTTTTTCTTTATCATCCAACACACTTTCGTGTAAGTTCATTAATTTATAATTCGTTTCTACTTTATCCCATTCGTGAATAATTTTAGCAAATATTTTTTTACCTTCTAATTTTTCTTCACAAATATTAAATACGTAGTCTAACGAAGTATTAGGTTTTGTAACTACTTCTGGAAACTCAGATACTATAGTTTTTATACCTAATCCTTTTACTCCTTTTAATCCATCAGAATTATCTCCTAATAATGCTTTTACTATATTATAGTTTTCTGGTAATACTTTTAACTCTTCTTTTATATTATCTGCAGTAAAAGTTTTCTTTTTTACTGGAGCATATACTTCTATATTCTTATTAACTAATTGTAAAAAGTCTTTATCAGAAGATATTATAGTAAGTTTCTTATTATTCTTATCTGCTTGTTGAGCTAAGTATGCAATTATATCATCTGCTTCTAACTTCTCCATCATAATCTGCTGAAGAGGTAAGCATTCTAAATAATCTTTAGTTCTGAATAATTGACCGATTAACGCTTCAGTTTCTTCAGCTTTAGTATCATAAAGACCCCAATGAGTAATTCTCGATGTAGCTCTATTAGCTTTATAATTAGGATCTATATTTTTTCTATTAGCTGAACCTCCTTTACCGTCCCATACTACTATAACTCTAGTAGGGTCAAATATTCTAGTTACATACCCCAACGATCGCAAAAAGCCAACTAGGCCTCCAATATGGTGACCTGTTGGACTCATTGCTTTGAGCAGCGAAAAACTACGAATAAGCATATTCATAGCATCTATGACCAAAATATGGTCGTTTAGCTCAGGGGGTGGGGTCTGCTTTAAATTATTTAGTATCTTTGTGTAGCTCACTAGTCAAGTAGATTAGGTGATATTGGAGTTTCTTCTAGATCACCTTCTTCAATAAGATCAAAGTCTACTGAACCTACTAGTTTCAACCAGTGTTCTTTATGTGCATCTTTGTATTTATCGATAGCTCTCTTATCATCAGGAATAAATCCATGAGGTGTCATAACTACTCTACCTCTTGATTGGACTCCTCCTATATGATTTTTTTCTACTTGAACGTTTGTTCTTTTTGCAAATTCGACTTGCATACCACTTTTAATTGCCTTAATTTTAGAAGTTCCAGGATTAGTAATATTACCAAAAGTAATAACTAGTGTGGAGTCATACCACATAGACATCCCACCTTTATTCTGAAGCTTAGGTTGACCCATTGGCGATTCAGGTTTCATAGTCCATACTTTATTAATTGCTACTAAAGTATTTGTATAAGGTGAGTTTTCTTTTCTAGATAATAGAATCTTTTGGTTAAGATTATTACCGAACTGAGTAGACATTGCACCAGCATTCCATTCGTTGTTGTTTTTATTAGATCTTACAGAAAGATCACATGGAACTGATCCGATACTATCCCAGAAGAAACATAAATCATAAGGTAAGTTACCTTTTGCTTGCTCATCCATAAGATCAGCCATATAAACAGCTACATCTTCGATAGTATTTAAAGTACCTCTATCAGCATAAAGGAAATGTCCTTCATAATCTGTTACAGTACCGTTAGCATCTACTACTTCCTCTACTTGTAATCCCATTTCTTTAGCATGTTCCCAAGACCATTTCATCTCAGTAATGATAAAGACTGGGAGAATGCCCAGTTTTTGAGCATTCACCGCAGCTTCTATTAGGGCAGTGGTTTTGCCCGTATCACTATGTCCTCTCAACAGAGTGATGTGCCCGGTGGGAATACCGGGGAGGGAAGTAATGTCCTGAAAAGCTTTAGATAAAGGAATCCATCCTTGTTCTTTAAACTTTACAGAAGCATTTGAAAATCCTTTTTTCTTCTTAAAATTACTTAAATTAAACGACTTACGAACAGCCGCAGTCGCTCTCGCTTTTACTTCTTCTTTTTTCTTTGCCATTTTTACTCGTTAAATAGGTCATCAAATTCACTTACTTTGTCTTTGTTGCCAGCAGTAGCTGTTTCTAAAGTAAAGTCAGTCTTTTGAGGACTTGAGCTTTCTGGCTTAGCAGGAGTAGCTTCATCAGCTGAACCTGGATTAAGATAATTTTGTAACTGCTTCTTAATAAAGTCATATTCATACTGAGTATGTACTTCAGATGGATTAGGTTGAGTTTTCAACCAAGTATCTACCTGATCATTATTATCAGATAATGCAGTTTGTTTAGGTTTAATTCTAACCGTAGTTTCAGGATAAGGGTTACCTTGTTGTTGTTCTACAACTAAGTCCCATCCATTAATAACGTCTGTGATATCACCTATATCTTCATCAGCAATTAACGCTAATAAAGCTTTGTATATAGTAATACCAAATCCCCATAATCTAACCCCTTTTTCTTCTTCTCCTCTAACTACTACAGGAGCGAAGATTCTTGTTTTAGGTGAGATTTTACCGGCCAATGACCAGTTATCTCTATCAGAAGTTTTTCTTAATTCTTTTACGAACTCTTCGATAGGATCTTGTTTACCAAAATTAGATAAAGCAACCATAGGGTATTTACCAATACCGTAATGAAACTTTAGCTCTTTAAAAGGCATAGTAGGGTCATAAGCAGAAGGTACTAACCTTACAGTTTGTTTTCCTAACTCTGGTTTCCAAAAAATTGTTGAATAGTCAGTCTTTTCTCTTTGCTGACCGTTGTTGTTTAAGGCATCTAGCTTGGCCTTAATCGCATTTAAATCCATATAACTAATTTTTAAATTATAACTTTATATTAATATAAGAAGATAAAATTTAAGAGGCAACTATAGCTCAATAATTTTATATAACTTAGTATTAATTCTTTTTAAATCTGGTCCTTTTGTAAGTAGTACACAGTTTCTGAAATCGGGCCAGTTAATTCTGTATGAAGTATCTAAAACTCCTCCGTTCAGTTCTTTAATTAATGTATTAAGAGCATTAATAGTGTATAAGGTATTGGATTCCTTTTTTCGATGTACTAGGATAGTGTTTTCTAAGAACGTACCAACATTACCGAAATCAACATTATAAGTGCATATATACTCGTTTAAACTTTTAGAGTATAGTACAAATATTTTGTTGTAAATAATGTTGTAGCGCTCCTGAATGTTTTCTAAAACAGGCTCAAGCGTTTCTTCTGTAGCGAATGTACAGAATAATTTATTACTCATATCTTCATTTAATGTTATAGGGTCGATATCGTAATCGAACCTATTTTCTGCAACCATTATCATTTGTTATAAATATTAAAGTGTTTCATAAACATAAATCTTTCGAGTATTTAAATTTAACCGGGTATTTTTTACCAGATTCTAAAATAGTCTGAAGTTCTTCTAGTGTATCCTTTCCATCTTCCTTGCTAAAGTCAAAAAGTAGTGAATCATAAGTGTATAAAACTACTTTTGTCTTTTTATTTTGTAGATATCTTAATACATCTTTTAAGATAAGTATATTTCTTGAGGTTTCCAACGATTGCATTAAATAATTCATAAGCTTTTGTGGATTCATATCTTTTAACTCTTCAGTAAAGGGTTTTCTTGATACTGGATTCTCAACTTCTCCTAACCCTTCGTACTTAATCCATAGCGAGTTAATAAACTCTTGAATCTGAACAAAAATATCTACATCTTTATATTCTTCTGGTATTCTACCGTACAGAGCATGAAAGTTAATTTGCTTAGCTTTACTATATTCTTCATCTCCTACTACTTCTTTCTTAAAATATTTTTTAGCAAGTTGCATATGAGCTGATTCGTCAGTTAATTCATAGCCTAATTGTTCACAAAGTAACCTAACATGATATCCGTCAAAGTCAAACTCTACAAAGAAGTCATTTTGAGGTTTAAAACTTTTTCTATGCTTTTCAGTTTTAGGAATAGCAGCATAATTTACTGAATTAAAAGCATTGGTAGGTCTTGAAGTTATATTATATAAATTATAATACGTATAGGTAACATCATCGACGGTATTCTGTTTTAATTCCCTTGGAGTAAACATTTCTACAAACTGTTCTGTATGAATTCCTAATCCTGATTGTTCTAATAAGTAGAATACATTAGTTGCTGTTT